GGCAACATTAACTTCTATAATCCAGAACTAACTAGCGGAAACGAAGGTGTTGCAGTTCTGATTAAAGATCCACTTGTTACCAACTCTAGAAAAATTAGAGTTGGTTTAGGAACAACTATTAGTGGATCTTATAGTTCTGATCTAGTGGTTGGTGCAACCATAACTCAAAATAATACAAATGCATCAGCAAATCTTGTAGGGTTTGCTGGATCGGCAACTGGTACTCTAACTCTAACTAACCCTGGCATAGGGTATTCACCCGTTTCTGGGCAACTAACTCATAGTGGAGTTTCTCTAGTATCATTGACTGGAAGTGGACAAAATGCCACTGCAAATATAACTATTTCAAATGGAGTTGCTATTGCTGCAACCATCAGTAATGGTGGTTCTGGATATGTTCTTGGTGATGTATTGACGGTTAATGAAATAGGAAACTCTTCAATAGGTAGAAACTTAAAACTAACTGTAGCAGATATTCAAGGACAAAACACATTAATACTTGATAATGTTCAAGGTGATTTTTCTGTTGGGGCAGGAAACAGTGTTATTTTCTCAAATACTTCTGGATCTAGTGTAATAACAGTTGGTGTTGCATTGAGTGATATTAGTGTTACTTCTGATGGTCTTCACATTAAAGTGAATCATAAGAATCATGGAATGTGTACTTCACATAGTTCCGTGTTGCTTTCTGGCATTCAACCAGATATTCCTGCAACCAGACTCTTAGATTCTTATGAAAAAACCAGCACAGATTCAATAGTTATTAGTGATAGTACTAACTTTGGATTATTTGAAAATGTTGGTGTTGGATCGACTAATCCAGGTTACGCATTAATCGGTGATGAAATTATTCAATATACTGGCATTTCGACCAATATTCTAAGTGGTGTTACGAGAAATATTGATGACACTGTATCATATACTTACTCTGTCGGAACAGAGATTAGAAAGTATGAACTAGCAGGAGTCTCCCTAAGAAGAATAAACAAAGAACATGATCTATCTAATGTTTCTGTTTCTGATCCATTAGACTTAGATTTTTATCATGTAAAGTTAGATATGTCTGCAAATGGTGTTGATAGAAGTGTAGCGACAAGTTTCCCCAAGTTGTATCTGAATCAAACTAAGTCAACTGGTGGAAGCAAAGTAACAGCATCTCAAAATATTGTATATGAGATCTTAAAACCAATCGTACAAACAATGAACTTAAGAGGCACTAACATCAGTGCTTCTGTTAGAACAGTTACTGCACATACCGTTGCAGGTAATGAAGCACCTAATCTTGATAGAGGATTTGAAAATATCAGTCTTAACAAGACGAACTACTTAAACTCTCCAAGAATGATTGCATCTAAGGTAAATGAAACAAATGATCTTACTACTTTACCTGGAAATAAATCATTTACTTTAAATATGAACATGAGTACATCGGATTCCCGTGTATCTCCTGTTATTGATATGGACAGAGTAAGTGTAGTTTTAAGTTCTAACAGGATTAACCATCCAATCAGCGATTATGCAAGTGATAGAAGAACCGCAACTCTAAAAGAAGATCCAAATGCCTTTGTCTATGCAACCAAACCGATTGCACTTGAAGTTCCTGCAAATGCGATTAAAGTACTCTTCTCAGCATACTTGAATCAGTATAGTGATGTCCGCGTTTTCTATGCGATTCAAGAAGATCCTTCCATTGAACCAGTTTACTATCCATTCCCAGGTTATACTAACATTTCGTCTGATGGTACTGTAAACGTTGCTAATAGTAATGGCCTTCCAGATGTAAATGTTCCAAAGACAGATAAAATTGGTTTTGAAAGTGAGGAACTCATCTTCCGTGATTATGAGTTTACTGCAGATGAACTTCCATCTTTCCGTTATTTTAGCATCAAAGTCGTTGGAACATCTACAAATGAAGTTTATCCACCTAGACTGAGAGATTTAAGAATCATTGCACTTGCTTGATTATGCAATACACAAAAGTTGAAGGACATATGAACTTAGTCAGAGATGAAGAGACTAAGGCAGTGATTAATGTTAATGTTAGTGAATATCAAAAATATTTGGATCAAAAGAGCACCAAAGAGAAAGAGATTGAAAGAATCCAATCTTTAGAATCTGAGGTTACTGATATTAAAACCGATATTGGAGAAATAAAAAGTCTCTTACACCAGATCATAACACGGTTATAAAAGGATTATAGATAATAAAGGGAGACTCTAAAAAATGGCACAACCATCTACAAGGCAGGGGTTAATCGATTACTGCAAGAGGCAACTGGGATATCCAGTGCTGGAGATTAACGTCGCAGATGAACAGATTGATGATCTTGTGGATGATGCGATTCAATATTTCCAAGAAAGACATTTTGATGGAGTATATCCAACATTTTTAAAATACCAGATTACTCAAGATGATATTGATAGAGGTAGAGCACCTAACACAAGCACCTCTGGTTTAGTCGGGTTAACGACAGATCATACAGTTGGAGTTACAACTCAGTTTGCATGGAAAGAAAACGCAAACTATCTTTATATTCCAGAATCTGTCATTGGGATAACTCGTGTATTCAAGTATGATGGTAGTAATAGCATCACAAATAACATGTTTAGTGTTAGATATCAGTTGTTCTTGAATGATATCTATTATTGGGGTTCTACGGAACTTCTCACTTATGCAATGACAAAGACTTATCTTGAAGATTTAGACTTTTTAATCTCCACTCAGAAGCAGTTTAGATTTAACAAGAGACAAGATAAACTTTTTATTGATGTTGATTGGGGGGCATTATCCGTTGGTGATTACATAGTTATTGATTGTTACAGAGTGCTTGATCCCTCTCAAAATACTCAAGTTTATAATGATTCATTCCTTAAAAAATATCTTACTGCTTTGCTTAAAAAGCAGTGGGGTCAAAACATGATGAAATTCCAAGGAGTTAAACTACCAGGTGGAGTAGAACTTAATGGAAGACAAATGTATGATGATGCAGTGAAAGATTTAGAGGAAATAAAAGAAATGATGTCAAACACATATGAACTTCCACCATTAGATATGATCGGATAATAATATGGCACTTAATCCATTCTTTCTTCAAGGATCTCCCACTGAACAAGGTCTGATTCAAGACCTAATCAATGAGCAACTAAAGATGTATGGTGTTGAATGCCATTATCTTCCAAGATCATATGTAACTCAAAAGACTATAATGGAAGAGGTGACAACCTCTAAGTTTACTAATGCAATACCAATAGAAGCATATGTAGACACTTATGATGGATATCAGGGGCAAGGAGAACTTTTAAGTAAGTTTGGCATCCAATCAATGGATGATCTTACTCTAATCATTTCTAAGGAAAGATTTGAACAAAAGGTTCAACCAGTAATCAAAAATGATCCAACTGGTATTCTTTCAACTCGCCCCAAAGAAGGTGATTTAATCCATTTCCCTCTTGGGGACAGATTATTTGAGATTAAGTTTGTAGAACACGAACAACCATTCTATCAACTTCAAAAAACATACACATATCAACTTAAGTGCGAACTCTTCAGATATGAAAATGAACTGATTGACACTGGTATTCTTGAAGTAGATGATAATGTAGAAGAAGAAGGATATATCCAAGAACTATACCTGGTTGGAGTTGGTACAACAGCAACCGCTATTACTGGACTTGTAAGTGGAGCAGTTCAGCAAGTATTCATTAATAATGATGGTTATGGTTACACTTCACCACCTCGTATTATTATCGGAAGCCCTGTATCCAGTGGAACAACTGCGTCTCCTGTTGCAATAGCAAATACAAGTGGAGGATTAGATCAAGTTCAGTTCATCAATCCTGGTGCAGGATACACAACGGCTCCAGTTATTATGTTCTTCCCAACCTCCAGTGGTGGAGGTGCTGGTGCAGCAGCAACATGTGGAATCACTACAAGTGGTGTTGGTGTCGTAACGGTAACCAATCCAGGTGCATACTATACTACAACTCCAACAATCACATTTAGTGATCCTTCAGCAGGAGCAGGACACACCAGAGCAACTGCTGTTCCAGTAATGTCTAATGGTCAAATACAAAGTATTAGACTTACAAATGCTGGTTATGGATACACTGAACCACCAACAATCACAATCTCCGCACCTTCAACCGTAGGTCTTGGCACTTATATCTTTAATGAGGAAATAGTTGGAGCAGCATCAAGTACAATCGCTCGTGTTAAGACCTGGGATTCTCCATCAGGAAGAGTTACTGTTGGTATTGTTACTGGAAACTTTATACCAGGTGAACTTATCACAGGAACAGAGTCTGGTGCTCAGTATACCTTGAAACTCCAAGAAAAAGATAACGTGGTTGATGAATACAATCAAAACAAAGTTATTGAGACTGAAGCAGATGGTATTTTAGACTTTACCGAAAGAAATCCTTTTGGTGAGGTATAAATTTGTTAAATAGTTATTAGTAAGGTTATTATCAGATGTTTGAGTATTTTTATCACCAGATTCTTAGGAAAACTGTAATTTCCTTTGGAACTCTGTTTAACAACATTTACATTCGTAACACTAACAGTAGTGGAGTAGACGTTAGTGTTATGAAGGTTCCTTTGGCATATGGACCAACTCAAAAGTTTTTGGCAAGATTACAACAATCTGAAAACTTAAACAAACCAGTACAAATTTCGCTTCCTAGATTGTCATTTGAGTTTACCAGTTTAACTTATGATCCAGCTAGGAAGGTCACGACTACCCAAACATTTCAATCGGTAAAGAGTTTAGGCGATAAAACAGCAACTAAAAAAGTTTACATGCCAGTTCCATATAATATGGAGTTTGAGTTGTCAATCATGGCAAAGCAAAATGATGATTGCCTACAAATACTTGAGCAGATTTTACCATATTTCCAACCAGCATACACAATGACAGTAAATCTGATTAGCGATATTGGAGAGAAAAGAGATATTCCTGTTATTCTTGATAGAATCTCAATGAGAGATGATTATGAGGGTGATTTTACAACGAGAAGAGTTATTTACTATACACTAACATTTACTGCAAAAACATATCTGTTTGGTCCTGTTAACAGTGCATCTGGCATTATTAAGAAGGCAACCATTGATTACATGAATGATATTGATCCATCACATGCAAGAAGAGAACAACGTTATAGTGTTGCACCTCGTGCTGTTCGTGACTACAATACGGATCAAACTACAACTATTATTGAAGATCTTTCTACAACAGAAACACAAATTAATGTAAGTAGTGTTGCTGGATTATCTGAGAAGTCGTATATTAATATTAATGGCGAACAAATGAGAATCACTAAGATTGATGGCACTAATATTGTTGTTGAAAGAGGAAAAG